GGTGATTTGGACTAGTAATAGACCGAATTTCACTTGCCGATCATTGACCAATTTTGAAGCTGTGATGCGGCGTGTGAAGTATAAATTCCGTCAATATCCCAAGTCTTTGTACGCAACCATCGATGTACAGAACAATAAGCAAGTCGAAATCTTGGATCATGCTAAGATTAAACTTGTGAAAGGGAAATTGACACTTGAGACGATTCTAGACTGTATTCAGTTCGATCAAATCGACAAGGTCTCAGGAGTTGTGATAAAGAAAGGAATGTCGTACCGAGAGTTCTCAGACATGATTGTTGAATCTACATTGTCCAACAAGGACTACCACACAGAATTCAATGATCTTATCAATGGTTATACCGCAACACGTATCGCCGAGGCTAAAGCTAAGAGAGCACAAGGTCAGGGATTCTTTGATCGAGTGGAAAAGAACGGACAACACAAAGTCCTTAGTAAGATAGACGTGAGTAAAGCGCAATTCGTTGACTTGGGTGATCTGCATATTAGCAACGAAGATGATAGTTTCTATCATTCGACTTGTGTTCATACAGAATCACCTGACTTTGATTCCGCGTACGCTGATGCAATCTATAATGCTTTTCTTCAAGGCGTTACTGATGATCAAAAAGTACGTATTTTCAATGCAGTCTTCGACAAGAAATTCTGCGGAAGGTTTACCTTCTGCAACTGTACAGCAAATCCGTATGAGGATCGGATTGAAACTCAGATTAATCGATCATTCATTGGTAAGATGTTGTTTGAAATCAAGGAAACTATTGTTTCCTGGGCAAATTTCAACACCTTTGTAGCGCTTGCTACAGCTGCAGGAATTGGTATCATGTACTATCTCTCTAAGAAGATTTGGAATTACTTTGTGACTCCTCGTAGAGGCGCTATCACACAGAAGAGTGAGGCTTATGAAACAGATAAAACTCAAGCACGTCGTTCACGACGCGCAGAGTGGTTCTTCTCAGGTCCTTGCACTGAACATGGAATTGAATCCGGTTTCTGTGTAACGTGTGATAGAGCATGTC